ATATTTGTATTTGTATTTGTAAAATTAGAACGACACAATGGACATGGTCTATTCCATTGTTTTATACAATCCGAACAATACGAATGTTGGCAATCATATGGAATTACCATGTTGTTTTTATCATCTAAACAAATTGAACAGAATGTTTCATGTATATATTCCTCGTCAATGAGGTATTTTTGAACACCTGGAGTATTACCCATATTTGAATTCTTTCTTCTTTTGAAAAAAAAGGAAATGGTGGTTTTGTATTCAATTTTTTATTGAATGTCTCATCAACTAACTATTTACAACCTATACTCTTCAGGCACTCGAACAACATAATCCCTGGCAATTTCGTCTTTTAATTGGTTAAACGCGATGGTGAAATTGAAATTATTGTCTTTGAAATCGACCAATCGTCCATCGTGATAACGAAACTTGAATTTTGCTTTTTTTATTTTATCAATTGGAGGATGATATTGTGAGACATTTTGTAAAAACCCATTTCTTGAATCAAATATTTGACTAGACTGACCATTGGCTGTTATAGGTATTTTAGCAAAAGCCGAATTGACACGTCCATTATAATCATTGTTGTACATATTATTCGTTCTTTCTACATAAGGTTTTAATTCATCCATTGTATTGAATTTATCAAATTCCATATATATAGCACTGTCACCAAACATAGAAATTGTATTGGGTGAGGCAATATAATAGGCATAATAATCTGCTCCTGGAAGAAGAACTACACCAGACGGATCTGGACTTAGCCAAACGTTACTGGCATCGTAATTAAACACCACGTTTCCACTTGTTTCTATCGCAGTATAGTTTTCTTTTTGAAACCCTAAATAGGATGGTAGGCCCCATTTAGTATATTGGTCCCAAACATTCGGTGATTGGTGGTCAGTGACTATCGCATTACATGAAACTGAATAATCTATTTTTACATTAAAAGGTAGTCTGAAGTTATCACGAGTATTACCAAAGTACATTCTTTGTCCAACTTTATCATAATGAACTTTAAAATTAGTATATGTAGTAGCACCTATGCTTACACATGAGGGGTCTGTTAATAGATAATCGCTTACGGATTGATTCATTGAATTTTCCAACTCATATGCCATCTCGTCGGGGCTATAAAATCCTTCTTGAATAGTAATCGTATATGGATTATTGATATTGTTGTATAACGCTAGATAAACTTCACTTGGTAAGAAAGAATTACCTAATATTATATAAAACTGTAGTTTCGTGTTTTGTTGATTATTACTAAATACATATTGATTTGCCGGTAGTTGGACTTCGACCAATCTCATTGATTGAATATTTGATACACTGTCTGGTAGTTCAACTTCAAAATGATTTGAGTTAGGCCATTTGTTTATATCTCTGTCTTCACTATGAATTGTTACTAATTTGCGGTCTAATACGTATGTATTCTGTCTTCTTATTAATTGGTGTTCATTATTTACGTTGAATTGAGGATATCTGCTCATGTATATGATTAAATGAGAAATAATTTACTTGGATTTACGCATATTTAGAAATTGTATTTTCAAAGATGGTCTATATTTCGGCATACAGACAAATTCAATTCCTTTTGTTTGATTTTGTGCGGATTAAAATCTTCAAATATGTATATGACGAATAAGAATAAGAGTAATACCAACAATATGGTCCATAACAATAAATATTTACAATCAGGTGGAACAGATGGAATGGTAAATACGTCTAATTCTAATAAAACCATGCCAGAACCGATTAACCGTCTTCCATATGATGTAAAGATATTCTCGTTCTTATGTGTCATGGGTATATTAGTTAAAATTATTTTTGGGAATGCGTCACATGAATACGCCACAGCTACTGTTTGGGGGTATGGGTTTAGTATTTTAGCATTATTCGGTCTTTTAATTGGTTCATTTGGAATATCCTATAAAGACCAAGCTACCTCGGGCACGTTTGGTTTTATAAAACTCATTTTTAAAAATGCTTTGCCTGTTATTTTAAATATAACTATTATTGCTCTTATTTTAGCCCAAAATATCTCCTTTTATAAACAAATTAATAGTGGACGAGTAGCGGATGAATATTATCAGTTTTCAGGAGTATCCTCCTTCTTGATACTGGTTCAGTCTGTTTTAGTAATCAATTATCTAATGGATATCTTGTCTGGTGAACAGAGCAAGAACGCCGATAAAACGAGTATATTATCTAGTTTGGCGAGCGAAATGAGCAGTATCATTTTAATTCTCTCCGTCATGAATGTTGGAATCATTGGGGTTCTCCAAGTTATTTTAAAATATTTTTCAACAGATGGATAATCTATTGACAAAATAGCACTCTACATTACATTACAACTGATTGTAATCAATAAAGTTTATTGAGTACAATTTACAATATTTACATGTCACAATAAATATGCTTATGTATATAATAATTTGTATGTTACTCCATATTCTGTTTCATTTTCCCATATTCCGGAAATTTTCAATATAAACGAATTGTTCACCTTTACTATGTCTTCGTCATTGTTGGGAAAGATTTTAATTGACCCACAAGACAAGGTTTCGTATATTATTTTTTTTTGTTTTTTATTACTGTTATATTTATCCAAAATTTCTGTTTCAATTTCGTACAATCTAATTAATGTTGTTAAATTAGCATTTATATCGTATGTTATTTTTATTTTTTTGAAATATAATTCCTTTGTTGTATTTTTTAATTCTACGAGTAAGAATAATCCGGTTGTCATAATATTATGATTAGAGTATATTAGTTTGATAAAACTACTGTTCTCCATGATTATGTTCTGTATTGCTTCACTAAAATATATATTTGCGATGTTATATTGATCTTCTCTTAATACTACGTTCATTCGTGTTAGTGTAGTATGTATACTTATCTTTATTCCGGTTTGTTTATTATATAACTTTGGGATAAATATAAAAGGAAGATGCTGTATATACTTATATTATATTATACTGTATGAAATTTTTAGATACTCACTTTGATAATTATATTCAATCGTCTGATTCTGTCTCGTTACATCCAACATTAAAAAACAAATTTGATACGTTTCCTACCAATATTAGCGAGTTGAAAAATATCATATTATATGGACCATCAGGGGTTGGTAAATATACCCAATTATTAAATATTATAAAACGATATAGTCCTAGCGAATTAAAATACGAGAAGAAACTCACCGTCACTTATAATAAGATTAATTATTACTTTAAAATAAGCGATATACATTTTGAAATAGACATGTCCTTGCTTGGTTGTAATTCAAAACTATTGTGGAATGATATACATACAAATATAATCGACGTCTTGTCTGCGCGAACCAACAAGAATGGGATTATTGTTTGTAAAAATTTCCATAAAATTCATAGTGAATTGTTGGAATGTTTCTATAGTTATATTCAACATAATAACACGAATATAAATTTAATTTATATTATCGTTACTGAACAAGTTTCGTTTTTACCCGATAATATTGTGAATAATTTCCATATAATTTCAATTCCCAGACCATTGAAAACAAATTATAATAAAATACTTGCTACAAAATTGCCTGTAAACTACGACCTTAGTAGCATACATAACATAAAAAACCTAATAACCAATACTCCCTCGTTTAATGTTAATATAACAAAATATGTTGAAAAACTATATAATTTAATTGGTAATCCAAAAGAGCTTGGTTTTATTCATTTTAGAGACGTTATATATGATATTTTCATCTATGATATGGAAATAGGCCAGGTTGTTCTTTTGTTATTGAAGCATATCCATGAAAAACAAAACGTTTCTTTGGAAACAATGTCTTCAATATATATTGAAACATACTCATTTTTACAGTATTACAATAATAATTATAGACCGATTTATCATTTAGAGAATTACCTATATAGTTTAATAAATAAAATACATGGACTTTAATAATGCGTGTTTAAATTTACAAATAAATAGTCCTTTTTCCGTGGTCGAATTGAAAAAACAATATAGGCTAATGGCACTTAAATATCATCCTGATAAACATGTTCCGGATATAGATCATTTTTATGAAAACAAGTTTAAGATGATTCAAGAATCTTATGAATATTTGAATACTTTCCTCGAAGATAATGTTGCTATTCCTGAAAATAAATCGGCATGTGATTATAATTCTTTGTTTACTGAATTTCTCTCGACAGTGTTTGCCAATAACCAATCTGAAGTAAACGTTGTAATACAAACAATCATAAACGACTGTCATAATTTATCTGTAAAGTTGTTCGAAAAGATGGATAAAGAAAGGGCTATACAGATTTTTGAATTTATTAATACATATCAGCATATTCTTTATATTAGTAGTGAGACGGTAGAAAAAATCAAAAATATTATCAATGACAAAGTGGAAAACGATCATATTGTTATATTAAATCCTACTTTGGACGATTTACTAAATGATAATATTTATATGTTAGATTTTGAAGGAGACAAATACTATGTTCCTTTGTGGCATGATGAAATATATTATAAACATAAATCTCATGATTTAGTCGTGAGATGTATTCCGGATATTCCTGAAAACATTTCTCTCGACCATAATAACAACCTTATTATTAATATTTATGATAGCATCACCAATGTTCTCTCCTTGGATTTTATAGAGTGTCATGTCGGGAAATCCTCTTTTCATATACCTGTTCGCGAATTGAAAATCACAAAACTCCAACGTTATACTATTAAAAATCGTGGTATTTCTCTCATTCATTCTAATAATGTATATGACAATACAAGCAAATCTCATATTTATTTTAATATTCATTTGTCATAAGTACTCTGACCAAAAATAGAATAAGTAGGGCACCTAGTGTTATGCTCGATATTACATTCTTTTCTCTCTACGTTTTCTTTTCCATTTACAAGTTGAATGATAGATTACATTGTGTAATGTATTCCTTTGTGACGACTATTACATAGAGTGCGAAAACATATACGTAGAGAGAAAAAAGTATAAATTTGCATAATTCACCAAAAAGAATTGTCATAATTTATCCTCTACATTTAGTAAATCCATATCGAAAATATGGATTTACCATTATATGGACATGTTTGTTAGTGGTAAACATGATGTCATAGGTTACCTACATATGTAGGGATACTTTTTCAACCAAAAAAAGTGGTCTGCTTTTGATGGATGTAGCAAAGTCACTTTTTTCGTGT